GATAGAGCTGCAATACAGTCACATAACCTAGTAGAAGCGTTAGAAGACTTTTTAAACGTATTTTACTCGGGTGATATTGACGATTGGGTGGAAAGAAAACTTCAACCGTATGAAGAATTGGTAGATTCAAATCGCCAGCTCAACGTAGGTAAGGTTTCCCATACCTTCGAAGGTGGCAAGCTGAAAGGCCGCATCTTCGCGATTGTAGATTCTCTAACCCAGAGCGTACTAGCACCCTTTCACAGGGGTCTTATGTCTATGTTACGCACAATCCCGGAGGATTGTACCTTTGATCACGCTAAAGTAAGTGCAACAGCACGGAAAAAGTATTCAGAGGGACATACATTCTACGGGTATGCTGACTTGTCTAACGCGTCTGACGCAATAGATAAAAGACTATACGTACGTATAGGCAACTTGTGGTTACAAGGTCTTGGTGACTCTTGGGTGCATTTATTTGACAGGGACTTCATTGTTCCTGAATCTGTAAAAGCATTCTGGGATACTACCAAGAAACAGAAAACACATGTTAGGTACAACACGGGCCAGCCTATGGGAGCACTGTCCTCTTGGCCATTTATGGCGATGGTGCACCACACAATAGTGTGGTCTGCCTTTGGTAGCTATGAAGCTGCTAAGGGCAAGTATTTACTCTTAGGAGACGATATCGTAATTTTTGATCGTCCCGCCTATCTTAAATACTGTAGTCTTCTAGAAGAACTCGGCGTTCCTTATACCAACAACATTTCTACTGTTGGTTTTGAGTTCGCCAAACGAGTTTTCCTCAAAGGTAAAGAAATTACCGGTGCTTATACGGCTGCCTTATGGGCCAGCTTAAACACCCCAGAGCTTTCCGCTATGGAATGGAGAACACTCGCGTCTAGAGGTTACACAAGCGGTCTTGATCTGCCTCCTCGGTTTCGTACACTACTTAAAGTGTCCCGAAAACGTTTCGAGAAGTGCAAACTTCTTATGACGGTACCTTACGGTACAGAAATTTCGGTGGAAGGTATGGCGAACTTTACATGCCATACAACCGGCCGTAGTAACTGCTTCCTACAAGTAGGGAACTACGAACGCCATGTAGAAGCTCAAAAGAGCTTCCGGCAAGGGGCAGCAGTCCTGATTCAGCAGCAATTTCAGAAGCTGTTGGATGACGGAAAAGCGGCAATAACCGCTAACGCTGAAAATTTTAAAACAGCGTTCCTTTTGTCATCAGGGTTGAGAGATCAACCATCACCGGTCATGCAAACAGCAATCAACGAATACGTTGAGGATAGTACGACCCGCATCAGATATCTCGAAGGAGACCTGAAGAGAAGTTACTTGGGAGGTACAATAATTTCCAAGTCCCCTACGGGGGAAGAGGTAATCGAGTACACAACTCCAAGTATTAAAACTCTCTTGAGGCCCAACCTTCCACAGATTCCCCGCCTTATAAACTTTTCGAGGCGAGAAAAACATATGGAACGATTGATTTTCCGAGCGGAGCACCAACTCAAACTTATCGAGTTGCTGAGAGGTTAGAACAGACTTGAATCTTCACACAGACAGACGTTAGTCCCCAGTCTAAACTGGCGGCGTTCCTACCTGACGGTAGG